GAATTCTACCACTGACAACAATAGCGTCATCAATGCGTCCTTCATTTACTAAGGTGTGCAGTTGGTCAATAAGTATTTCTACAGCATCCATCAGAAAATCAGTCTCTTCTTGATACTCCATTGGGTTACCTAGGTACAACTCATCTATTATATAGCATGGTATCTCAGTTGTCAAGTCCGTAATTTTTGACAAACCATTCTGCATCCACAACCACTAGAGGTTTCTTACGATTCTTTTTCATGAAGAGTATAGGTTCGTGGTCTCCTGAGTTTGCTTCTGCCTGTGCGTATGCTTCATACACATTCAACTTCTCTACATTCTTACACTCAATACTGAATGGGAATTTCTTTCTGGCATCCCTTGCCATGATTATATCTTCTCCTCCTGCACCCATACTCCTAGACTCAATGTCCTCAGGGTGTACATTACGATGCTCAATGAGCATGTCCCTTACCCATTGCTGAAAGCGTCTGCCTTTTCCTTTTGCACTTTGCGTTTTCACCCTTTGTAATCTGTAAACTTCAATTTGATTCGTGGCTCATCTTCAAATAAGATGTCACCAGATTCTTGCTCCGTAGAGGATTGCTCATCATCAAGGGGTGAGTCCCAAGGTTCTCTTTCCATTAATCACATAGACCATCGTTGTCATTGACATCACTATATGTTAGTGATGAGGCGGGTTTATTATAAGATGCCTCAAGATATATATCTCTGTTTTCTTTGAGTGCGTCTTCCAATTCTTCCGACAAAACCTTTAGTTGGTGTGCTATTGCTTTGAGTCTTTCTTGATTCATATCTTTATTAAAAAAGGAGACACTAAGGTCTCCTGTATTATACATGTATAAGTTGTGTGGTGTCAACTATTACGGTATAGAAGATAAACTTCTCCGTAAAACAATGATAAAACTACCATCATTCCTAGAGAGATTTCTAAAATCGTTTCCATAAATACACCTCCGTTTATTAGCTGCAAGGAATAGCCTTACTTCTAACTTTAAGACCACGATACATTAGTTCGTGTCTCTGACGCTGTGCTGCTTCTGCAACAACTTTTGCGTTGTATTCCTCAGAGTCGTATTCGACTCCGCGATAAGTGACTTTTGCCATTTGCTTGTCCTCAGTAGTAGGCGGTTTTAATGCCGTTCCTTCAGTCGGCTTTTGCGTCCCAATCACATTTCATTCCGAGTGTCTCTGTCAAATGAAGTTGATATAACTCAATGACTTCAACCTTTTGCTCGGGTGTTAAGTCTGGGTAACTCCTGACTTTTTCTACCTTTTCAGAAATATCTGCACAAGATAGAGTGCCAGTTGCTAGTAGTAGACCGATGAGATGTATCATGGGATGAACGATTCCGTTCCGAGTCGGCTTACTTGCGTCCCTTGCGGGATGAACGTAAGGATATCATAACATATCCTCAACTATTTAGCAATCTGTATCACTTGCTACGTTTTTTCGGGTGGTTTCTTAACTTCGGATGCCTCTTCAAATCCCTCTTCACTTGTTTCAAAAATTTCAAGTGCTCCTTTATACCACTCCGAAGGTCCAGGCCACGAATCTCTTGAAGGGTATTCTTCCTCTTTTTCATTCATCATAGTTTTACAATTTAAAACCGCTAAATGTATCTTTGTCAACGTCTTGCTTAATACCACCAACGATATAAGATTCTATCTCAGTTTCTTGTGGAGCATTCTGCTGACCCTTAGAGTTAAGCCAATGCTCAGTCCAAGGTAAAGGATTATTCTTTGCTGATACATCATACAATACATCTAATCCGATTGCTTTCATGCGTCTGTTAGCAACCCACTCTATGTATTGATGCAGTAGTTTCTCATTCAAACCTATCATGCTACCATCTTTAAAGAGATAGTTTGCCCAGTCTTTTTCTTCATTAACTGCTTCCGCAAACATCTGACGCACATTCTCTCTTTCTTCTCTGGCAATAACTTGCATCTCAGGGTCATCACCCTTCTTCCATTTGTATAATATCTTTTGTGTTAACGCAAGGTGTTGTGATTCGTCTCGTGATATAAGGGAGATAATCTTAGCTGACCCTTCCATAAGTTTGAGCTCACCGAATGCGAAAGAGCAAGCAAAACTAACGTAAAAACGAATACCTTCGAGGATGTTGACATTGGCAATAGCTCTATAAAGTTTGCGTTTAACATCGTTAAGAGTCCACTGTGCTGTAGGAGATTCTTTCCAGTTTTCTTTCCAAAAATTACTTTCAGCATACTCACCTACTACCTCAAGGAATTCATCATATGCTTTAGTTACTGATTTAGCACGTGAAATAATCTTCTTGTCATCTAATACAGTATCAAAGACTTCACTTGGATTAGGATATACATTCTTAATGATGTGTGTATAAGAGCGTGAATGTATTTGCTCCATGAATTGCCACACACCCATGCATCCTTCCAACTCAGGTAGTGAGCAGTAAGGAGAGAATGCCATCCCAGGTCCTCTGCCTTGCACAGAGTCCAATAAGATTTGATACTTCAAATTAGAAGTATAGATATGTTTCTGTTGGTCAGTTAGTGTCTTATAATCTGACCTATCTTTTTGTAGAGATACCTCTTCTGGTCTCCAGAAATATCCTAATTGTGTTTGAGTTAATTTATCAAAGTCTGGATACTTGTAGTCTACGTATTGTTGCATCCCTAAGGGTGCTCCAAAAAACATTGGTTGTTTTTTAGTGTCAGTCTTCTTTTCGTTGAATACTGTTACGCTCATGTGGTTTGCCATTTAAACTTTACAACTGTCACAGTCTTCTTCTGACTCTGTGCCATGAAGAATATCATTAATTAATTGTTCTGTCCTTGCAGCATCTTCTGCATCGACATCTTTTTTATTATCGTATGTGTTTTGATAGTATGATGTTTTCCAACCGTATTTGTATGTTGTTAATAAATCGTTTGCCATAACAGAAACAGGGACTTCATTGTTAGGGTAGTTTTCTGGATTGTATGACCAGTTACCACTAATTGCTTGGTCAAAAAACTTCTGCATGATAGCAGTTACATTGATGTAACCCTCGTTGCTAGGCATGTCCCACAAGAGCGTGTAATTATTCTTATGAGTTGTAAACTGTGGGACAATTTGTTTTAGAGGACCCTTCTTAGATTTTTTAATAGACAGATAATCACGAGGTGGTTCGATACCATTGGTTGCGTTTGATACAACGGAGCTACTCTCCGATGGCATTTGTGCAGACAATGTGCTATGCCTTAGTCCAAACTCAGCAATGTCATCGCGTAGACTATCCCAATCGCACTCGTATGATACTGTTACTAATTCATCTACTTCACTCTTATATGTATCTATTGGTAGTATTCCATCAATATATTTTGTGCGGTGGAATGCTTCACAAGCACCTTTTTCTTTAGCAATATTATTAGACGCTCTTAGTAGGTTGTATTGGAAAGATTCTGTCAATCTATGAGTGAGGTCATACGCTTCTTGACTATTATATTTCACACCATTTTTTGCAAAATAATGTGCTAACCCAATAAAACCTATGCCGAGTGACCTACGTGCTAATGTAGACCTTTCTGCTGCCCTTACAGGATACTCTTGATAGTCAATCAATTCTTCTAGTGCTCTTACTGTCAAATCACATAGGTTTTCCATCTCATTAAGTGAGCGAAGTTTACCTACGTTAATAGCAGATAGAATACATAATGCAATCTCTCCTGCATCTTCATCAATATGATTGATAGGGTCAGTAGGTAAGGTAATCTCTTGACATAGGTTACTCATGTTAACCTTGTCTTTAAAAGATGAATGTGAATTGCAATGGTCAATATTCATCAGGTAAAGACGACCAGTCTCTGCTCTCTCCTTAAGTAAGTCTAGTATTAATCCTTGAGCACTGACTCGTTTGGAGGGGATGTTTGGATTAGATTCGTAACTGCAATATAACTCATCAAACCTATCGGTCCCAAAACTCTCATACAAATCAGGAACATCATGAGGGGAAAATAACGTGATTTCTTTATTTTGGATAAAACGCTCATAGAATAACTTGGATAATTGAATTGAATAGTCTAATTTTCTGACACGATTATCCTCAGTACCTTTGTTATTCTTAAGGACAATTATATCTTCTATCTCTTGATGCCAGATTGGGAAGTGGACTGTCGCGCTTCCACCGCGAATGCCATTTTGAGTGCAGCATCTGACAGTGCTCTCAAACTTTTTGAGGAACGGGACAACACCTGTGTGCTGCACTTCTCCACCCCTGATTTTACTGTTGATACCACGGATTCGCCCCGCGTTAATACCGATTCCCGCCCTTTGTGCAACATAGTAGCCAATAGCCATATCACTGCTAAAGATGCTATCGAGGGTGTCATCAACATCAACCAAAACACAACTAGCAAATTGTCTAAGGGGTGTTCTGACCCCTGCCATGACTGGCGTTGGGATGTTGATTTTGTGCGTGCTGATTGCTTCGTAGTATCTTCTGACATAGTCGAGTCTTTTTTCTTGTGGATATTTTGAGAATAATGTAGCAGCAATCATGATATACATTTGCTGAGGAGTCTCAAACAATGTGTTATTGCTACGGTCTTGGACTAGATATTTATCACAGACCTGTCTTAGTCCTGCATATGTAAATAAGTAATCTCTTTCATGGTCAACATAAGATTCAATCTCCTCCCACTCATCTTCAGAATAGATTGTCAATAATTCTTCATCGTATACACCATAGTCTACACATTTACAAATATGATTATAAAGTATGGGTGGTAAATCTGGATGCTCTCCAAAGACTGATTTCCTAAGACCAAATAATAACAGACGTGCTGCTACAAATTGATAGTTAGGAGTATCTAATGAAATTAAATCATTCGCTGAGCGTATTAGAATCTCTTGGATATCATTTGTCTTGATACCATCGTAGAATTGCAATCCACTATTCATCTCTACTTGAGAAGATGAAACACCCGCAAGGTTTTCGCATGCTAACTCAACCATTGCGTGCACTTTGTCGAGGTTTAATGGTTCGACAGACCCATCTCTTTTAACAACACTAATGTCGCTCATACTTTCTTCCAGTCTGTAAATTTAATTTGTGCTTCTAACCCTGAGTAGGTGTTTGATTTTACTATAGCATAGGGATTTTTCCCTGCTAATACCATGTCATTGATGTCTTTCGACCCAATGGTCTTTGGCCATATAACGACCTGTTGTCTGTTTTCTATACAAGATTGTAATCTTGACACGATTTGTTTGTTTCTTGGCTCGTTGTCGAATATCCATACTCGAGAATCATATTGAAGATTCTTATGGTCGACATCGCTACCACACATAGCAACAGAATTGGGAAGAAAACAGGAGTCAAAGGGACCTTCCGTAACATAAACGGTCTCCTGTTTATTAATCTTATCTTGACCGAATAATTTTAATCGGTCTTCAAACATTACCGTGATGTATCGTAGGTCTGCATGTCTCTCCATAGAGCGACCCTGCAATCCAAACCATACACCATCCTCACCAATGAGAGGGATAATAATTCTAGGTTTGTCATGAGTAATCTTATTAAATGTTTTCTTCTGGGTATTGACCCATGACATAAACTTCTCAACATAGTAAAAACGACTAAGTTGAGTCTCAGGTATCTTCCTATCCAGTAAATATTTCTTAGCTGGGTGAGAAGTATTTAGGTCTGAGATTCTTTGAGCAGAAGGATTCTTTTTGAAGTTAGGTTTTGATGATGGAATCTTAGGAGTAGGTGTATATCTACCCTTTCCAGTCATACCTGATTTGTATTTTTCCATGACAAATTCATCATACATGTCAGGTGCTTGGTCTTTTAAAAAATTACCAAGAGACCTACCAACACCACAGTTGTGGCATTTGTAAATGTATTCTGTTTTCTTTAGAAAAAAATACCCTCGTGCTTTGCTCCGATTTTTTTGGGAGTCACCGCAGTAAGGGCATCTGAAATTGTACAGTCCACGTTTGACATGCTTGTATCTGTCTAAACGTGTGCTTATTAATCGAATGTATTTGTCTTCGACGTAGTCCAATCTACCCTTTCTACTGTGGGTATCATACTGGTATTATTGGAAGCTGTCAAGCCTTGTAATATTTTTTGTCCTAAAGGACTGACAAGGAAAGATACAATGGTAAGACCCCCTGCTATTGACCACATCTTTTTCTCCATCAATCTGAGTCTGTCATCTACCTTTCTTATATCTCTCTCACATCCTTTCTTTATTGCAGTTGTCTCTCTATTAACATCAGCGTGTAACCTATCTACCTTTTCAAATAAAACTTGGTCTATCTTGTCTTGCTTATCTAATTTCTCATTATGTACAGCAAGAAGTTGACCCATCTTTACAGAATTTTCCTGTAAAGTATCGACAACTTTCTCCAGTCTTTCAATAATTCTTGAATTAATATCAGACATTATACTCTCAGTGCTGCTTGTCTCTTGTCCCAATAAAACTTAACCACTTCGTTTGGATATAAACGCTTGACTGAAATCTTTTTAAAATTCTCAGGGCGATACATTTTTCTTAATTCTATCTTCAACTTTGCTTCGGACTTGGAATACAATACGTATGACTCCGCTCCATCATATGATATTTTAAATGGTAGGTAACCACTCTTATCTTCAACTGATTCACCTATACCAACATTAGTAATCACATGACCTTTCGGTTTGTATTTTCTACGCTTCACCTTCTTAGCACTCATCAATGGGTCAAATCCTGCATTAGGACCTGTGGCGGGTGCACTTCCAGTGAAACCACCATTGCCGACACTCATTGTAGGTGCATCTTCATTCATAATGCATTGAGTAAATCCATTACATCATCATCAGTATTTATACTTGCAAACACTCCACTATACTGTGTGTCTGGTATACGGTTTAAATATACTAGAAATGTTTTGATAATAGAGTAGTATTCATGTCCCAATTTATACATCAGTAAAGGTATAGTCCCCTCACCAAAAACATTAAACAAAATAATAAGATGGTTGAGAATCAAATTAACTCTCAACACATCTGTCTTAATATATCTTTTTAGTAATCTTTTAAGATACTTAAATTTCTTCATGTCCTCCATGAAGTCATCTACGGTAACTGATTGTGGGTTATCGTAGTGCTTGATAGCGAACATGAGATAGTTTTTCTCATTTAATTCATCAAAACGCATTATAAAAATCTAATTAATTAACTACCGAATGTAAGGGTAGAAGCTCCATTACTGTATACAGTCTTAGCACCTTTGCTTGTGTTAATCTTAACTCTGTACTTGTATCCATCTAATGCGTCAGATGCAAGTCCACTGTAAGCAAGTGTTGCTGTCGTAAAGTCTGCATATGTGATACCAGTATCTGTGTCAGCAGCGATGTCCACCCAACGTGTAGTAGCATTTGCAGTTTGTCTCTGCCACTTGTATGAGATAGTACCTGACTGGTCAACTGTAGCAGCAACTGCGAATGTCCCTGCTCCACTAGATGAAGTAGAGTTTGAAGGTTGTGTGCCAATAGTGATTGTCTCGAGCACATCTGCTGCTACTGTATCATCAGTAAAGTCACCCGCATTTCCTGCAGTTGCTTTAACAGGAGCGAGGCACTCTGCCTTATGTCTTACGTCACCGTTGTGTGTCTGATATGTTAGATACTGCCACCAACCAGGTCCTGTGATTCCTCTAGACTTGTTTGATGCAATAGCTTGCTCAGTGGTATCGACAAAGATTAACTCATAAGAGTTACTATCTCCACCTTTTACTACAAAATCAGCAACTGCCTTAGGAGCAGTACGTCTGACAGCACCAGACAATGCAGCATTAGTGCTGCCCGCATATGTTGTATGCAATTCGATTGCAGTAGTAGATGTAACTTCTCTTACAATGTAATTAACGCTATTAAGCACCAAGATATCGCCAACATCGACGGAATCAGCAGCATTCTTCGTAACAGTAGCGTCACCATTAGTGACACCAACGTTATTGCTAAAGGTGGAAGCGTCTATAGTACCTAAAATAGACATTAGTTTACTTTAATAATTTTTTCCTATGAGTTATTTATAAAACTTAGTCTCTAGTTTCCAGTGCCTTCTTGACTGTCTCTAGTAATTTGTCGTCTGCAGATGTCTTTGTCAGCTTTACAGCCTTCTCTAAGACCTTGAGACAAATCTCAATAAGTTTCTCTCCTAACTCTTCGTCATCAGGAATTTTGTTTACAGCATCGGATACGATTTTAGATGCAATGGGTAATAAAAATGATAGCATGATTAAAAAACAATGGGTACATTATATAGGCTGTTTACCTGACATTCTGTTGTCATGGTCTTGTGTAAACTGCACCATTCTATCTTTCATTCTATCTGCAGATTCTTTCATTCTCTTTGCCTTTGCTGCATCATAGAATTTCTTATTCTGTCCTATCGCTTTCTTTGCAGTCTCTTTGTCTCCTGCAACTGCAGCTTTACCTCTCTTAACTTCTGCTGCCTTTGCTGCATCAATTAATTTATTAGCAGAGATTTCATGAAGTGTCTCTTCACCTACGTTTGCCTCGTCTGGTGTTGTATCCACTCCTCCTTCTCCCTGTGGTTTCTTTGCACGTTTAGAACGCAATGCATCGTATGCTGCTTCACGCATCTTAATTACTTTACTCCTGACCTTACGACGATTCAATAGGTATCTGTCAGACTTATCATGGTCACCATCATTGTCGATGTCCTTGTCTTCTTTACCTACTGGGTCAAGTTTCTTTTCGTCTAGTTTGGTTTCTTTCATGAGGTCTTCCTTCTTAGGGTTAATAATAACGTTTCCTTTCTTCTTAGTAGTAAGAAAAGACTTTTCACCTGGGTTGGAGGGTTTCATTTTAGTTTATCTCTCCCATTTTTTCCAACTCTGCATCGGAAAATAATCCCGACTTAGACAATTTATTTATAAAGTCAGAAGGTTTTTCATCTTCTTTGACACAATTAGGGACTTGTTTGCCACCCTTAGTCTTAGTGCCTTTTGCTTTATAACCATCCCAACATTTAGATGCACCAACGTTTTTACGTGCCTGCTTAAGTCCTTCTAACATGAGTTGATGTAGGTCATCTATATCTACACCTATTACACTTTCCTTAGCAGTGACACCTAAGTCTGCTGCATCCTTTGCTGTCTTCTCTCCTTTCTTTCCGACAACAATGTAACGACCATCAGCTTTACGTCCTGTGATGAGCATGGAGTTTCCACCTGAGGAAACGACACGACCTACGTTACGGTCATCCTTATGCTCTGCTTTCTTTTTCTTGACAGTCTCTCTGTCTACGTCGAAGCCTGCATATCCTTCTACCACTGGCTCGAATGTGTCAAGGACTTCCATGACTTTCATTACACCTTCGTGGAGACGTTTGCTATCAGGAAGTTTGTCTTCCTCAACTGCCTTAAGAATATATGACTGCTCTGATGGAGTATAGTCCATTAGTGCAGCAGACACTAACATTTCTAGTTTCATTTCTTCAACCTGATTGGTCTTACTATTTTTATTTAGTCTTGACAGACTTTCTAATACGTTGTTGAAAATCTGTAAAACTGACTACAGATTGCCCTGGAGTCATTGCTTGTAATGCCATTCTATAGTTGTCTGTACCTGCCTTCCATGTGTTACCACTGCCATCATCAGCAGAGTAATTGTTTTGGAGTTTGGTGGTATCAGCAGCACGTGCCCATGCAGCACGTGGGTCTTCCACTTCAGTTATATTTTTTAACCATACCTTCTCCTCATTGCCATCTGGCATTTGGAATACGACATGATTAGTGCCACGATGGACAACCTTTCCTATTAGTCCAGTGTCATCGTGCTCTACTATAGCACCTACCTTAAAGATATGGTTTAGCATATAGAAATCTCTAAACGAATCTGCATCTAACTTAGGTGCATACTCCCAGAGTGTCAACTCTTTGATTGACTTCTTGGTCTTCGTCTTCTTAGGAGGTGGTGTCATCCCTGTCTTCACGTCTGCCATCATCTGTTTAGAGTATTTTGAAGACATACCTTTAGGCATTCCTGCATGGAATGAATCATGGTCATCACTACTTGCATACTTACGCATAGCAGATGCTGACAACTTCTCGATAGGGTCATCACTATTAGGGTCTCTTGCCCCTGCCGATTTGATATTGATAGTCTTAAAGTTGTAATGGATTCCATTATATTTGTTAGTCAACTTCTCAAACTCTTTTACTCTATCATCTCCTACTACCATTGTTACGTGCTCATGACCCTCGTCATGTAGGTCACGCATTACATCAAATATATTTCTATGTGCTTCGTTGTTTTGAATCTTGTCTTTGTGTGAGGGAAATAACTTCCTCATGTGGTCTACTTTTTGTTGTGCGGATAACGGATTCTTTTTGTGATCCTGACTACGGGATGGGTAGATGCGATAGTTTCCCGAGTCCCCTCCGTGCGACTTGACAGCATCAAGTAACTTGCCATGGCCAGCGTGAGGAGGATTAAAGCGACCAAAAGTAATAGCAACATGCTTGTCCTCTAGGTTACCAGAAGTCTTCTGACCTTTTTGACTTGGTGTGGGTTTTTTAGGTTTGTTTTGTTGTGAGACACTCTGTGTTGCCTCAGTAATAAATTCTAAAAAATTCATTTGCCCCAATCTTTTGCAACGGTGAAGTTTGCTCTAGAAAATTCTAATCTGTTTACGAGTTTAAGTGCTGCACCATCTTTGATTGCAACAAATCCCTCTGGACTGGTTACTTTGTAACCGTTTTCATCTTCTAAGAAAGTGCCAACACCTTCTATCTTTTTGAGTTTATTTATGATTTGCTCTTTGGCAGTCATAAGGTCTTTGAAACCGCTAAGTGCGGAATACATGACAGACTTATTACTATTTAGATAAGCAAGAGCCTTATCACTTTTTTCAGTCCATTGTTTCTGTGCTTTTTCAGTCTTTTTCTTAGCAATTTCTGCTTTGAAACGTGCATTTACAAAGGAAATATACCCTTGTGCCATTGCTTTGGAGTTGTTTGGTATCTTTCCTGTGCGTATGACTTGGTTAAAATACATTTTGAATAAAGCATTGTATGCAAATGACCCTGTTGTATTGTTAATAGTTTGTAGAAACTTACGTCCTGCACTCAAGTTACGTTTAGCAGATGAGATAGTTAAATTTATTTTTGATAACTCAGCAGGAGATAAATTTGCCATACCATTTACATTAGTAAACTCTGATGAGAATACTGCCACACTGTCCACACCTTGTAGTGGTTTGACATCGACACCAAACCCTGCAGACATAGAATCTATACTTGCTCCATTATATCTAGTATGAAATACTATTCCTATGTTACTCTTTTCTATTTGTCTACCCAAATCAGAGTCTACTTCTACACAGTATGATATAGTATTTGGTTTGAAGAGATAACACTTCTTACCTTTCATAGAAACTACAGAAGGTTTACTGTCATATAATAAGTCTCCCTGTATGACACCTTGTATTGGAAGTTTACTTAACTCAGCAAGACATTTTTTAAGTATTGCATTAAGACCGCTATCAGGATAATGCTCATCTATAAAATCATTTGTATAACAAATCTTGGGTGTTGTCTTATTGAATACTGATTTATTACCTACAAAAAACTCTCCTGTCTGTGGGTCAGTGCCACAAACTATAGCAGGAGCACCGTCCCATTTGACAGTTACCTTTGTGTTGCCACCACCCTTACCTGTGGTCAACATGTCTCGTAGACCTACAAGAAAATTAATACTGTTAGTAGCACCGTTATAACCAGAGTTAAATATGTCATCTTCTAAATGCTCAAGGTGTGTATTCTTTGCCATAGTTATATTATACTATACTATTAGGTGATTGTGTAAATGAGTGGACACTAATCTAACTGGATAGGAAAGATGCATCTATGTCTAGGTCACGATTGCTTGCTCTTAGACCATTTATTTTAAGTGCCATTAGAAACGACCATCGTGCCTTTGATGCTGAATTAGTTTTGATACGAATCCTAATACTACTATCTGTAACAGAGTTTGAGAAACGAGGACATCCAAATCCCTCAGGGTCTTTACCCATATAATACAAACCCTTTCCTTTGACTTGTATATAATAAGTATCTTTAGAGTTATAATATTTTTCTACTTGTTGTGCAGCTTCTACACCCTTTGCCAAAAACTTATCGGGAAAACGTTTTATATCTAATCGTCTAGCCTTATCACGCTCTGCGAGTGGTGCTGATGATTTAACTACAAACTTAGCAGGGACATTCTTTTTAGGTTTCCAATGGTCATTTGCCTGACGAATTATATTAAACTCCTCAGCAATACCTATCATAGTCTGTGCTGCTTCTTTCTTTGCAGATGCTTTACTCTTATCAATATAAAATTCTTTATTGGAAGTATCAAAATCAAAATTCATCTGAGCAAAATCAGCAGACAATTTTTCTTTCAATTCAAACTTTACAGTCTTAGACCCTTTCGTCAATTCAAGGTCAGCTTTTGCTGAGTCAGCACCCGCAGGGTCAGACACAGTAAATCCTGAGTTTCTTAGAGAGTTTATTAAATCTCTCTCGTATATGAAACCCGCATTACCTGTCCCAACTTGTTTGGCACTTGCACCTTCACCATCAAGGAGAGGCTCAGTGTCTGTTTTCTTTACCAATTTTCATTGAGTCGTCCTAAGTTATTTATCACTTGCTCTAAAATAAACCTTGGGTCTTCTTGTGACTCCTCTACTGTATCAAATGTTTTAGCGGGGCCTAAGATTCTACATGCCTTAACAACATCACTATGAATTTGCCTTAGTCTCTTATCATTATACTGTGACTCCGTCCAAAAGACTGCTACATTTCTCTCACCACTTGTCACAGTAGATACTTGATGTGGTATGCCACAGTCATATGTTATCATCATTCCTGCTTCTAACTTTATCTTCTCAACTCTCTGGTCTACAAATAAACATAACTCTCCACCCTCATATTCTGATGGGTCAGAGAGAAACAATGTATTACTATAGTGACCATGTGTATAGTGGTCATGATGTGGTTTATAATATCCACCTGTAGTAGTCTTAGAAAATATTATAGGTCCTGAGTTGACTGGCACACAAAAATCAGCATACTCTACAGAGTATTCCAGATTACGAAATATTGTAGAGCATGCATCTTTATACCAACCATTAATTTGCTCAGATGCTTCTTTGTTTTTCTTAATTGTATGACTGCCACCACCATCTACAGTGTCGAGACCATCATCCCATTGACATTTGTCAAGATATTTCTTTACATCTCCTACT